AAAAGTTTTTCATATATATTTAATTTCCAATACACTTATTTTATATATTTATAATACATTACATCTTAAAGGTTTTAAACTTCTCTCTTTTAGATCTAATGCCGGGATTATAACCCAATGTTTTTGTTTGCTCATCTGGTTCAGACGAATCTTCTGTAACAATTTCATAACCGCCAGTAGGTTTTTCTTTTTGAATAACAGATTCACTTGGTTTTTGATTTGAATTAGAAATGTCAAATAATCTCATCTGAGCCTTATTAACTCCGACAGGAAAAGTATTCCATTTATTAATATCTCCAAATCTATTTTTTAATTGTTTGAATAAAATCTGATTCATTTCATCGAGTTCAGGAGTTGTGATAACACCAATAAGCATATCAGCAACAAAAGTTAAACCGTAAGATTCAGAAATGTCAGATATTAGTACATCGTTTGCACCTGCAGTATCTCTTCCTGATTGTGTAGCTGACATGATGGGTAAATCAAATTCAACAGCTAATCCGCGGATTTCTTCAGCAATGGTTTTAATATATAAATATGAATTTGAAATAGCTGATGTTGGTAATCTGCTTGATAAACATATATTTAAATAATCTAAATAGATAATATCAGGTTTAAACCCATGTTTTGATTGCAATTCTTTTAATAAAAATCTGAAATGACCAGCGTGGGCAGATGATGTAGGATATTCCTTGACAACAAGTTTTCCCTTAGTTTTTGATTGATTCTTTTCTACTGCTTTAAGATATGATTGCTTTGACATTAATTTTAAATCATCCAAATCAACCCTTAATAGATTTGCGTCAATTCTTTCAGATACAACCTTATCAGCTAATTCCATGGTGATGTATAATACGTTTTTATTATCCATAAGATTGGCAGCTGCCATAGAACACATTGAACCAGATTTAAATCCGCCTGTGTTTGTACTCATAAGAATTGATAAAGTTTTATTTGGTAATCCATCTTTAGTTATTCGATTGAACATTTCTAAATCAAAAGCAAGACGATTTTCATGTTCATGCCAAGAATCAAATCTTGCTTCAGCATCATCAAAATAATCATGGCCAATTGACGTATCAAAAGATATCGACAACGCTTCTGTCATTTTCTCTGGCATACCATGTTTTGATACATTATCTTTATTGCCATCAATGACATCAGAAGCTTCAAGAATAACGTTATAAAAAGCAGAATCCTGACACCACTTTTCAGTCATGTCACCTAACCAATCTCCATCAACTTTTTGATCTTTATCATTAATTAATGAATGTAAACTACTAACAGCTGAATCATATACATTAGACGAAATACTTGAGTCTGCATCTAAGTTGATTGCAATTGCTTCAGGCATTGGCCTTTTATTATATTTAGCTATATGTTCATTAATAGATCTAAAAATAGTTTTATTAGAATCAGTTTGAAAGTATTCTTCTTTTATGAATGGAAGAACTTTCTGCATATAATCTTCATTGAATAATATCCCATGAAGAATCATGCCTTCTATATTTTCAATATCTCTCATTTTAATTCGTTGATTTTTTCATTAAATAAATTAAAAACTGCATTAGAAACAAATTTTTCTAAATCACTTGACTCTATTATCTTTTTAAATTTTTCTTCTGTGCATGGGATTTCTTTAGGTACAGAATATGCCCAATTATATTGAACTTGTAATCCCTTTACTTCATCAACTGCTATTTCAATATCATAAGCAGTTACAGGAATAAAATCTATCCCAAGCTCTTTTACTTCAGGTAAGTTTTCTATAGCAAAGGTTAATTTTAAATATTTATTTTGCATCATTAATTAAGTTCCCTGTTCCTAGAGAATACATTTTTTGAATTGCTTCATCAAAATTCGATTCATTAATAATGTAATCCCAAAATTCTGGTTTATGTGATAATCTTTCAGATACAGGTTTGCCAAATTCCATTTCGCCTGTTTCTTTATCCAATTTTATTAATGGTTCATATTTTCCATTTGAAGGTTTTCGTACATGTCCTGTTTGTAAAGCAATATCTAACAACCCAGAGTAAGGCTTAATTCCACCTTCAAATAATACTGTTACAGGGAATTTAGATTTTTCTTTAACAAATCTTGACTTATAAGAAGTTAACGTAAATTTATATCCGCGAATTTCATTTGATACTTTTTCTTGAGATCTTGTAATAGTAAAAATAGAGTTTGAAGAATAGTAAGCACCCGTACCTCCTGATACAATTGCTTTTGGAAATAAACCCATCTCCTGATATGTATGGTTGACAACAACACAAGGGATATCAGACATCGTGATATAAGGAGTTGCCATTCTGAATAATGATTTTAATTGTTTTGCTCTTGTCATATCAGCTGCTTGATTTTCTTTTAAAGCATCGTCAACTTCTTTCTTAGAGGCAATATTACCAATAGAATCAATAAAGATAAAGACATGGTCTCCTCTTGAAATATTTTCTAATTGATTAATCATATCAAATTTCAACTCTTCAATATTTTTTACAGGTGTATGGACAACTCTTTTAGGGTCAATACCAGCAGCATGTACATAATCAGGTGTTGTACCAAATTCTGTATCATAGTACAAAACAATAGCATCCTTATATTTATCTAAATATCCTTTCATACAAACCAAGCCGAACAAAGTTTTGAAGTGAGCACTTGGACCTGCGAATTGAGTAATACCGTTAGATAATCCACCAAACATTGAACCTGATAGAGCTATGTTCAAAACATAATTATCTGTGGGTGAAAATTGATTTTCATTAAAAAATATCGACTTATCTAATGAAGCCGATGATTTAATTTTTGAATTTTTTAAGAGTTTATTTAGTAGAGACATTATTTATTACCTTTTTATTTAGATATATCTATTATATCACAGTTTCGTTATAATGTATATAACTTTATTTCAGAAAAATGCAGATAAGTCAGCCGAATCTTCTGCTTTCCAATCTATTGCATCCATAATATTATTTAAAGGACTCATGAAAGATTTGTCATAAGTTAAATTCCAATCGACATATTTTTCAACATCAAATTCTTTTGGGAGAGATCCAATATATCCAATAACGTATTCGCCTGTAATATTAGGTTCAACTAAATTCAGCATCTTTAGTTTATCTCCGCCCTTTATAAACGGAGTATTTAAACCAAGTTTATCAACCATTCTGTTATGAACTATTGAAGCTCTTGCGTTTTTTGGTGTTCCTTTAATACAGGTCATATTTTTACCCATATACTTATCAACATTAGTAACGCTTTTTACTTGGGCTATGTCATCATAAGAATATATTTTATCAGTTAGAAATTTCTTTTTGAAAGATTCAACTTCTTCTATAAGTTTATTATTATCGTGAGTTTTTAGAATAATACTAATTAATTCTTCAAGTTCATCTCTAATAATTTCGGGAGTATCCTTTTTAACTGTTTCTAATCCTGTTATTTTTAACTTAGGTTTTTCATATCTATCACCTTCATTATCATGAACTAATAAAGCATATCTTTTCTTAGCAGTCCAAAACCCTGCTGATGCGATAACTTCCCTATCCATATTCATCGTATTTTCTCGGCAACCTAAGTAATTTTGTAATTTTTTATAAGCAGGTTTTAAACAATTATCTTCTATTTTTTTGCAAACTGTATCCAAAAAATCTGTTATCTCTGAATCAGTTTTATTATGACAACATAATTCTACAATTTTATTAATATCAACATATACAGAGTCAGTATCACAATAAATACAATAGTCAATATCTTTAGTTTTTAATAAGTTATTTAAATATTCATTTAAATGTTTTTCTGACCATTTAATAACTGTCTGTCCCGAAAGGGTTACAGCCTCGGCCATGTTAACATTATAAAAACAAAAGAATGGAGAAGCAAGTGCTCCATAACAACTGTTTAATAATACTTTCAGGGATTTTTGTCTTGTATCTTGTATTGATGATTCTGTTTGGTAATGCTTTCGCAATAAATTTGCTTCTTTCGATTCTCCTTTAATATCTTTCCGTTTCTGATTCGCCTTGAACTTCTGTGTCTTCGCGTATTTACGCTCATTGAACAACCTCTCCATTAGAGTAGCTAAAAAACCTTGCTTTTCAGTTTTGAATGTTACACCATTCCCTGCTAAGCAAGTATTATTTTCTGAAAGTTTAATTGATTCTTTTATAATTAACTCTGATATGTCATTTCTATTTACACTAGAACTTAACATATCTGGCGATATATTCCATTGGCGAATTATACTTGGGTATAGTGATGTTAAATCAAATGATACGACCCATCTATATAATTTGCAAATTGGAGATTTTACAAATCCTCCCGGATATGATTCGTGGTGATGAACACCTGATGATGTTGGTGGTATAATTCCATTAGGAACAATTTCATTATATATTATTGATTCCCATGTTCTTATTGGGCTGAAAGTATCTTCATAATTAATTCCAGCGAAGTAAGAAACATCAAAAATCAATTTAAGTAAGTTTAATTTTTCTTCTAAACGATTGACTAATAAAACATCTTTAATATTGTATGAAATAAATTTGCATGGGTCTGATAGATATAATCCATGTAATCCTTCAAGTTCGTCATATTTTAATTTGGCTTCATCAAGTTCAACATGTGCAATATGGTCCAATGTATAAAATTCTTGATTAGTAAAAGTTTGCTTTTTGTAAACTTCCATATAATCTAAATTTGCAATACCAAACATTTTATATTGCTGTTGTGTTTTACCAAAATTAGTTTTTGCTTGATGTTCTCTTATAATATTAAAAGGAGATAATCTTTTAACATGTTGTTCTGATAAAATCTTTTTAGACCTATTAATAATATAAGGTATATCAAATCCGTTAGAATTCCATCCTGTAAAAACATTTGGCTGGAGTTCAGCGAACTTATTAATAAAGTCTTTCAATAACCATTCTTCGCTGGTATAATATTTATATTCTACTTTGTCAATAACTTCTTTAGGGATGTGTTTAATTGCTTTTTTAGGATCCCATAATGTTGTTGAACCATCAGGGATTAAATGATAGACGAAAAATTTATCTTCAATACTATCATAATGGGTTATTGCATTAATTGGGTAAGCA